AGTTGCACATGCTGCTCTCCTTGGGGCACTCCCGGCCCCTGGTGTAGGGGCGGGGTGGGGTGGGGGTTAATCGTCCTGCGGCTTTATCGCAGCCTCGATCTGTTCTGCCGTGGGCTTCTTCCAGTTGGTGACCATGCCCGTGTCCAGATCAATATCCAGAATCACGTAGTCGCCGTAGTGCTCGCCGGGCATGAAGTCGGGCACGTAGCCGTCGTCTTGGCAGTGGATTTCCTCACCTTGCGCATCGTCAATGCTGTAGGTGAAACGGTCGGACACCTTGCAGTGAATGCGCAGCGTCTTTGCGTTGACCTTCACCGTTTTTTGCTGGTTGATTTCCATGCTGTTACTCCTTGAAAAACCCATGCGCCCTCAGTGACTGACGCATGGGTTTCGCCACTCTTGCGAATGGCTTCCCCCGGTTACTCGTCCGGGTCCACTGCGGGAAGTTCTAGCGGTGATTCAGGCCGGGTTGTCCGGCTTAGTTGGGGGTCATGTGCTCTCCTTTGCAGCGCTGGGCTGCCTGGTGGTTCCGGGTATACGACCCGTGGCGTCTGCGCTTTTAGCTCTCGCTGGGTGCAGTACCCAGCGCGTTTTGTGTGCCTCAAGGGGTTTGAAACCTTGGGTGGCCTTCTGAGTTGTTTCCATCGTTTGGTCGCCTGGTTACGCCAAATCCCCGGACTCACATCCACTGCACGCCGGTTCACCCGGCACCCACGTTGATCGCTTGTTGAAGTCGGTGCGCTCCGCTTTCAAGAACATTCGTGGTGACCGCCGATCCGCTCACCCTGTGCCGCGTTTTCGTTGGCATGGGTGAAGTATGACAAGGTTAGACATTGTAGTCAAACGAAATTAGACACCAAGAATACGTATGTGCATACGTAGAGGCAGTTTTGTCGTGAAAAAACCGCCTCTGTGGGCGGCTTTTGATCTTGGCGACTTTTAGGGCTAGTTGCTACTGGCCTTGCCGTGGTGGTTGCTGTGGCCTTTTGTTATAGGCATTGCATCTTCGACTTCTGAGTCGTTTTTGCTGTCCGCAAGAAATGCCATCCACAGTGTTTTGAGCGTTTTCTGCTTTCTTTCGCTGAGGCTGTCGAACTGTGCCGCAATCTGCATGGCCTCATTTGTCAGTGAGTTTTCCCAGAGAATTGCATCTGCGCTAACGCCGTAGAGCTTTGCCAGATCACGCAGCCTGGTAATACCTGGATCGCCGCGACCCGTCTCCCATGCGGACACTGTGGCCTTGTTGATGGAGAACCTGGAAGCAACCGCATCTTGGGTGAGATCAGCGGCCTCGCGTGCTGCTTTCAGCCGCATTCCTACGCCTGCACGAACGTCATCAACTTCTCTGGTGGCCATTCCCGCACTTTGAATGCAGCCCGAAAACGCGGGTCTAAATTGGTTTGACATACGAGTATGACAAGGTTAGACTTGCTCGGTATGCAAATCGAAGCAAATAAAAAGGTGCTTGAGCTGGCTGGAAACAGTCACGCGGAAGTCGCCCGAATCCTTGGATACCCAGACCGCCGCAATGTGTGGACGTGGACAGGGCTTCTTCGCCCATTCCCTCCGTATCACTGCTTGACCCTGGAGCGCCATTTCAAAGGCCAGATCACGCGGCAGGAACTGCGGCCTCACGACTGGCAGAAGCACTGGGACGATCTGAAGTCCTCGCGCAAGCCCAAGCCCACCACAGAGGCCGCGTAAGCCATGGCACACGACAAAGTAGAGCTGCGCGTGGACATCACACCCGAGCTGGCCAGCCGCATCGACGCCATGTTGATGGTGGACGGCCTCAAGTCCCGCGCCGATTACGTGGTGCCGATCCTGGAGAAAGCGCTGAATTACGAGCTGCATAGGGCCACTGTGCTCCTGCGCTGCGCTGGCATCAATCCGCTGGCATCCGGCGATGCTGGAAAGGTTGCGGAATGAGCCTCTGGAACCCGCGCAAGCCCCTCAACCAGCCGCCGCATTTCGGCCGCGTTGGCGCAAAGCCCGAGAACAGGCCTGACGCATCAGCGCGTGAAGCAGAGCGCGCCATCCACGCGGCCCAGTTCGCGCGCGACGAAGCGACGCAACGTGTCGGCGGCCGGCGCGCCGTCGTGTGCGAGTAGGGGCAAGGCAAGCGCTCGCTTTCTACAAGATGGATTTCGACATGAAAAAGAACCGTGAACTTGCAGACAACGTATGGGATTTTCTGAACGATACGGCTGTACGTGTTGGCCGCATGCACGCAGAGCGCTTTTCTCAGGATGTATTTGTCTCGTGTCTGGATGGGCTGGAGTCGCCGATTGAAGACCTGTTTTTAATTGCATTGCACGCCCAATGCCAAGCCGAGAGCATCGCAGTCAATCCTGGCCCAACGATCTGCGAGCACGGTAAGCCATCAATGCAGGACGGAATCTATGTGCGACCGCAGGCTGACATTGGCAGATTCCGTGTCGATTTTGTGCTGACCCAGATTGGCATTGGGCCTGGCGAAATTCTGCGGCCGCTTGCGGTGGAGTTGGATGGACACGCATTCCACGATAAAGACAAGAAACAGCGGACCTACGAGAAAGCGCGTGATCGCTTTCTTGTGAAGGAGGGCTACCGCGTCCTTCACTTCACCGGCAGCGAGGTGGTTGCAGACCCCCACAAGGTTGCTTACGAGGCCCTGGACCTGCTGGGCGTCTATTCCGGTTCGTATCGCAAGTTCGATCCACTTGATCCCCTGGGTTTTGGGGAGTAAGCGGTGAACTTCTACAAACGTTACCCGGCCGACTACGGGAAAAAGACCTCCCGTTTGACGTTGGCCCAGCACGGCGCCTACACGCTGCTTCTGGACGAAATCTATTCCACCGAATCCCCATTGCCGGCCGACTTCGATGAACTGTATCGCGTGTGTCGCGCGATGAACAAACCTGAGCAGGAAGCCGTCCGTTTCGTGGCCGAGCGCTTCTTCCCCATTGGTGGCGACGGCCTGCGCAGGAACCAACGGGCAACCGAAGAGCTTACCGAGGCGGCCCCCGCAATAGAAGCCGCTAGGTTGAATGGGAAAAAGGGTGGAAGGCCAAAAAAGGAAACCCAACAGAAACCCAATGGGTTTTCTGGCGGATACCCAGAAGAAACCCAAAGCGAACCCAGCTCGAAAGCTCCTCATAGCTCAGATAACTGTTCTTCACTACGTTCAGAACAGTCATGTGCCAAGCCGAGCGGCTACAGCGTCGATTTTGAGCAGGCATGGATGGCCTACCCATCCCGAACCGGCCACTCGAAAGCCGAGGCGTTCAAAGCGTGGAAGGCCCGGCTTGCCGATGGCGAGGCGGTGCAAACCATCCTGGACGGCGTGAACCGGTACGCCACGTACTGCGAAGCGAACCACACCGAGCCCCGGTTTGTGAAGCACGCCGCCACGTTCTTTGGCCCCGACAGGCACTACCTCAACGACTGGACTGTGCAGGCCCGCCAGCCAGCCGCCCCTGCGTTCCAGCAGCAAAACACCAATCGTTTCGCTGCTGCCGCCGCGACGATCTACGACGGAGTGAACCTGTGAACGATGTTGCAACACTGGCCCATGAGGCCGTGCGCGAGGCTGCAGCCCAGCCGCGCGCCAAACGCGAGGCATCGGTGACGGTGCGCAAGCTGTTCGTGCTGCTGCACGGCGCCTACGGGAGCCTGTTCCTGTCGAAGTACGCCACCGGCGAGAAAAGCGAATCGGGCGGCGATAAGGGGGTGGCGGCTGCGATGCTGGTGTGGGATGCGGCCCTGGGCAGGTTCACGCCCGACGTGATCGAGGCGGCTGCGAAGCGGCTGATGGGCGATCACCCTGAGTTCGCGCCCAACTTGCCTCAGCTGGAGAAGGTGTGCGAGGCCATCACGCCACGCAAGACCTATGCCGAAGAAGCTGGACTTCCACGGCTGCCTGCGCCTGCGCCCGCCGACCCAGTGAAGGTGGATTTCAGCAAGCAGAACGATGGCAAGGATTGGGCGCGCGCGATCATGGCCCGCAGCGAGGCCGGAGAGTCCATCCGCGCCTACACGCTGTTGTCCGCACGCCAGGCCCTGGGCTTGGAAGGACGCATGCCGTGGCACTGACACGCACAAACGCCCTCCGCAAACTACTCGCCATCGGTGAGCTGTGCCGCCAGGAAATCGAGCGGATCATGGGCGGGGAGCAATCCGAAGTCGCTTGCGCGCTCAGTGATCTGCGCGCAAGCGGCGAACTGGTTTATGTCCGCGATGGCCGCCAGCAGACTTTTTACCGCCTGACGGACGACGCCCGTGCTCGCGCGTTTGGGAGCGCGACATGAGCCACATGACAGAAGCCAATTTCGCCGCAGACAAGGGAATCATGCGCCGCGTGCTCGATGCAGTCTCTGATGGCCCGCAGACGATCACCAGCCTTGCGGGCGGGTCGATGGCATACCGCGTGCGCAAGCCCATCCGCCAGGCGGTGGATGCGCTCATTGCAACGGGTGCGATCAAGGAAATCAGCCTTGGCAGGACACATGGGGCCTTGGTTGCGGCCGACTGGGCCACCAGCGACGCGTTCCTGCGGTCCTATCTCGCTTCGCTGTGCGTGCGTGAAGGAAGCCATTTGCTGTGGGAAGGCGCATTCGACGGACGCTTGCGTCGCTGCGTTGTGCACATCAACGGCCAGCGCTATGACATGCGCCGCACGCTCTACGAGATCCGCTACGGCGTGAAGCTGAACCCGACGCAGACGCTGCGGCCCAGGTGCCAGCACGAAACGTGCATGTCTCCCGGGTGCCAGGATCTGCTGGAGCGAAAAGGGCAGCCAGGTTCAAAGCACCACGTCGCCACAAAACTGAAGCTGGCCGAAGCGAAGCGTTCGCGCTCCAAGTACAGCCGCGACTTGATCGAGTGCGTGAAGGCGAGCGATAAGAGCTACAAAAAAATTGCCCTGGAAACCGGCATGCCGGTGAGCACGGTTGGGGCGATCAGGTCAGGGCGCTTGTGGAAGGACTACAGCAACCCGTTCGCTGCCTTGATGCAGGGCGCCAGGGAGGCCGCACATGCCGGGCGCGCGTGATGTGCGAGTGCTGCCAGCAGGCGCGGGCGAGGCCGGACCCCGGGAGCTACCGGATGCACGACGAGGGCTGCATCCACTGCGGTGCGCGGTCGATCCAGCGCATACAGCGGCTGTTTGCCATCGGGACGGAAGCCAAGCGGGAGCGCTCGCGCTCGACGCTGGCGGTGTGGATGGGCATGGGCCACGACGAGGCGATGCTTCGCGCGCTGGCCAAGGCCCCGGAGTGGGCGCTGGAGCCGCTGCATACGGCATCGCACTGTGCCAGTGCGCCGTCTGCGGCGGGGGCTTCTACCCGCGAAGCGAGCGGCAGAAAACGTGCTCGACCAAATGCTGGCTGAAAACCGCCAAGCCCAACCGGAAGAAAAAGAAAGGCCGCACATGAGCATGGTTTACAGCTTCACCGTACCGGGCGAGCCCGTGGCCAAGGGCCGGGCGCGTGCATTCGTGCGCGGTGGCCGGGTGGCCCACTACACCCCGGACAAGACCGAGCGCTACGAGGCGCGCGTGGCGACGTTCGCGCAGCAGGCCATGGCGGGCGCAAAGCCGTTCGGCGGTGCCGTGGCGCTTTCCGTGGTTGCCCGGTTCAGCATCCCCGCTTCGTGGAGCAAGAAGCGCCGCCAGGCCGCTATGGACGGGCTGGAGCACGTCACGAAACGCCCAGACCTGGACAACGTGCTCAAGGCCATCAAGGACGGGATGAACGGCATCGCGTGGCTGGATGACAGCCAGGTGGTGCGCCTGGTGGACTGCCGCAAGGTGTACGCCGAGCAGCCTGGAGTGGATGTGATTGTGGCTGGGTTGGAGGTGGGACATGGCTGAACTCTCCCTACAAGCGACCTGGAACGAGCCCATTCAGGCCGGCCAGCACTTCAAGAACGTGCTCGCCCCCTGGTGCAAGAGCATGTGGGCCGCTGGCCACCGGCTGCACGTCGAGGTGCGGCTGCACGAAGACGCCAAGACCGATCGGCAGCGCCGCTACTACCACGGCGTGGTGCTCAAGACCATCGCGCAGCAGGCCCGGCCCAACGGGCAACAGTACCCGCTGGCGGTATGGAAGGAGCACTTCCGCGCCGAGTACCTGGGGCAAAAGACCGTGACCAGCAAGAACCCGCTCACCGGCAAGAAGGTGCGCCGCCGCGTGCGCGTGAGCACCGAAGACCTGGGCGTGCGGGGCTACAGCCAGTTGATCGACCGCGTGAGTGCCTTCGCTGCGACCGAGCTGGGCGTGGCTTTCCCGGCGAGCTTCGAGCAGTGGGAGCGGATGCAGGTGGACCCGGATACGGGCGAAATCATTGGAGGCTTGCAGTGAAGCTGGACCAAAGCATTTACAACCGCGAATACCACGCGAAAAAGAGAGCGCAGGGCGTTATCACAGCGCAGAGGTTGCGCGAAATCCTGTCCTATGACCCCGAAACTGGGTTGTTTGTCTATCGCACTCAAAGGGGGCGGAGCAGGGCTGGCTCCAAAGCAGGAACGGTCCAAGGCGATGGGCGCATCAACATCAACCTAGAAGGGCGCGTGTATCGAGCACACCGGCTCGCTTGGCTTTACATGACTGGAGAGTGGCCGGCTCAAGAGATTGACCACAAGGACACTGACCCAGGCAATAACAGATGGGTGAACCTGCGAAACACAAGTTCGACAGTCAATAAACAAAACATCCAAAAAGCGCCAAACGGGAAGATCTACTCCCGGCTGCTTGGGGCGCATTGGTGTAAGCAGAGCCGGGTGTGGAAGTCATCCATCAGGGTCAACAAGAAGCGCGTTTACCTCGGTGTTTTTGCAAGCGAACAAGAGGCCCACGAGGCGTACATAGCCGCGAAAAGAATAGTCCACGAGGGGTGTTTGATATGAGCGGCCTAAAAATGACTGGATTCAAGCCCCGCGCGCCGCGCCGCGAGGCCCGCGACCCAGACCGCGTGCGCAGCATGCCCACCGTGGTGCCTGGCGCTTTCCGCGTGCCCGAACCCGTGGCCAGTGAGCCAGCCGCCCAGGTGGAGAAGGCCGCACCAGTGCGCAACGAGGCATACCGCCGCCTGGTGGCTGCCATGCCCTGCGTCATCTGCGGGATGGTGGGTTACGGGCAGGCAGCACATGGCAGCGCTGGCAAAGGCATGGGTATCAAAGCCTCGGACCTGGAGCTGTTTTGCCTTTGCGCAGACCGCCCTGGCGTGCGCGGATGCCACGGCCTTCTCGACCAGGGGGCGCTGTTCACCAAGGCCGTGCGCCGCGAGCTGGAGCCCGTGTGGGCTGCCGACACCCAGCGCCGCATCCAGGCCATGGGCCTTTGGCCGAAAAATATGCAAAAACCTGCTCAAGCGCTTTACCAATAAGCGCAATCAGCTATCAATTTGATAACAAAACGCCGCCAACGATGACCCTTCCACCCACCACGGAGCCCACCATGACCGCAGAAATCAGCACTGCGCCGCCCAAGGCCATTCCCAGCACGGAGCGGGTGTTCGACGCCGTGCGCGATCTGCGTGCCATGGGCCAGATCGCCACGCGCGACACGGTGGCGGAGCTCACGGGGCTCAAGCTGTCCATCGTGGACGACCGCCTGCGCGCCCTGGTGGACGACGGGCTGCTCAAGCGCCTGCTGCGCGGCATCTATGAGCTGGTGGAAACCTACGCGCCGCCGCGCAACATCAGCAAGACCATTCTGGACAGCGGGCATGTCTTGATTGAAATCACAGGCCGCCCCGGCGTCGAGGACGTGATCTTGCACTTGACGCCGTGCGAGGACCGCGCGCTGGCCCAACTCAGCGTTGGCGCAGCCGGACAGGCCATCCTCATCAACAGCACGAACCAGCACCTGTTTCTGGCCACTGAGCTGGCCGCGAAGGTGGAACGCCAGGAGCGCGAGTTGAAGTCCATGCGTGAGCTGCTGCGCGAGAAGCTGGACGCGCGCCAGATGGACTTGCTGGTCGTTACCGGGCCGGAGGACGCTGAAATATGTGAAGGGAGCAAGCCATGAACGCACTGATGACCCTGGGAGACGGCCAGCGGACCATGAGCAGCATCGAGCTGCTGGCCCTCATCAACACGGCGCGCGCGCAGTTCGGGGAAAGCGAGGTCCGCCGCAACGACTTCCATGCCCGGGTGCGCGACGAGCTGGATGGGGAGCACTACGAAAGTTTCGTAGTGCCCAACGGCAACGGCACCACCTCGGAGGCCTACCGCCTGACCATGCGCCAGTGCATGTACGTGGCCATGCGCGAATCCAAGGGGGTTCGCCGGAAGGTGCAGGACAAGCTGGAGCAGGGCGCGCTGCCGCAGAGCTTCGCCCAGGCCCTGCGCCTGGCCGCCNAGCAGCAGGAGCAGATTGAACTGCAGCAGGCCGCCCTGGCAGCGGCACGCCCCAAGGTGGTCTACGCCGACGCCATGCTGAACGCAGAGGGCACGGTCCTGGTGCGCGATGCGGCCAAGACCCTGGGCGTGCCGGTGCGCAAGCTGGAGAAGGCCTTGCGCGAGAAGGGCGTGATCCTGCCCGACAACGCACCGGCTGCGCGCTACGTGGCCCAGGGCTATTTCAAGGAAGCCGTGCACAGCTTCGACACGAACACGCGCGGGCGCCAGATGAGCCGCGTGGCCCGCGTCACCGGGCGCGGCCTGGAGTTCCTGCGCCGTTTCGTTGAGCGCCACGCGGAGCTGTTCATGCCCACGCAGCGCGCACGGGCGGCAGGCTAGGCGGGGTCAGGGCCGGCGGCGTCAATCTGCTCCCGCAGCCACGGCAGACCCATTGCATCGAGAAGCGCCCAATGTTCCGGTTTGAGGCGGACGCTCCGCTGGACAAGGCGCACGGACTCATCAACCCTCGGACGCCCCGTGCTTCCTCCAGGGGACCAGTTGTAGCAATTCGGCCCCATGAGCGATGCGATCAATTCGCGCTCAAGCTGGGCGCAGTCGGAAACAGGGGCTTCCATGCGAACGACGAACGAGAAATTCGACTCGCCGAATTCATCCCACTCGGCCTGCAGTCGGGTGTTGTGGTGGCGGCCATTGCGGAGGTTTGCCCAATGGCTGCTGTAGCGGCGCCGGAGATTTGACGTATGCCCGATGTAGACCTTGCCATTGATGTTGTTCGTGATGGCATAGACGCCAGAGGCGAAGGGGATCATTTCTCTGCCTTTGTCTTCTTGGCGGCACTGCTGCATGGAGAAGGTGCCGCGTCAATCTGCGCTCGCAGCCATGGCGCCCCACCAAGGCGCCCGAGCTTTTCCCGCTGTGCAGTGCTCATGCGCAGCTTGTATTCGGTGCTTTCCTCTGGCGAAGCAATGCGCGAGCGCCCCTGGCCGCGACCTGGGCCGCCCCTGCCGGATGGCTTCTGTGGTGTTTCAGTCATGTTTGATAGTGTACCCGCAAAATAATTTCAAAAAGGCATTGCCTTAATTGATTTTGCGGGCGCATAATCAAACCACGCAAACACGAAGGAGCCCCGAAATGTCCGAAGTCGCACCCCCCCGCCTCACCGCCCAGCAACTGCTGGTCAGCATCAAGAACCAAGCCCGCCGCGCCGTGTACGACGAACGCGACGACAGCGTGCACTTCGAGCAATTCCACTGGGTCAAGGACGAGGCCATCCGCCAGCGCATCCTGATCGAGCGCGCCATCGTGCGCCGTGCCGTGCGCGACATCCTGGCCGCGCACGATGGCGCCTACTGCATCAGCGTGAGCGATGGCGAGGGCTGGCCCGTGAAGCGCAGCCGCGACCTGGCCGCCATCATGGAAAACATCGGCCAGTGCGATGAGGAAAGCATCCGCATCCGCCACACCGACGACCCAGCGGGCACGGTTTCCTCCGGCAACATCTACCTGGTCTATGGCAATGACGGCTGGGACGTGATTGCGGACCACACCGACAGCCCCCTGGTGCGCGAACTGCTGCAGGGCGCCAACGATCTGGCTGACGAGCTGGGCAACCTGCTGTAAGGAGCGCCGCCATGACCACACGCCGCGCCTGCGTCTATCTCAAAACTGGCCAACAGGTCGAATTCAAGCTGACCGCCCCCATGACCACCAGTGAGTCGCCGCAAGGCGATTCCTTCCGCACAATCCAAGAGGCCAGACTTCCTGCGGGCCTGAGCAATGCCCAAAGGGCGGAGGTCGCCCGCTACATCACCCGGGAGTGGGGGACGCACTGCCAGCACACCTACGACTGCTGCGGCCATTGGTATCTGTGGTGCTGCGCCACCGTCCACGCCCGCAAGCTGGTTGTTCGCACCCACCACACCCGCAATGTCTGAGCAGGAGCGCCCAATGAAAACCCAATCCATCAGCGACGACGATCTTTGCAGCACTTGCGTGCACTGTGTGTACCAGCCCGGCGAGCTTTCCGAGTGCGTGCGCGCCTTCCCTGGGAACAAGGACGCAGACGGTTACATCGCCGCGTGCGCGGACTATCTGGAGCAGGAATACACGGGCCAGAACCTGCCCCCCGCGATCTGGCTTCGCCAGTTCCAAGGAACTGCAGCATGAACGCCGCCCACAGTATCGACGCCCCCGCGTACCTGGTGGCCCCTGCCCAGCAGGACGACGACAGCATCATCGCCCGCGCCCTGGCCATCCTGGCCGCTCGCATCAAGGGTGGCCCCTTGATGGGCAGCCCCCGCGAGGTGCGGGAGTATCTGACCGTGCAGGCCGCAAAGCACGACGGCCGCGAGGTGTTCAGCGTGCTGTTCCTCGATGCGCAGAACCGGGCCATCGAGTTCCGCGAGCTGTTCTACGGCACCCTGACGCAGACCAGCGTGTACCCGCGTGAAGTGGTGCGCGCTGCCCTGGACCTCAAGGCAGCGGCGATCATCCTCGCCCACAACCACCCGAGCGGGAGCACCCAGCCCAGCCGGGCCGACGAGCAGCTGACAAGCACCCTCAAGACCGCGCTGGCCCTGGTGGACGTGCGCGTGCTGGATCACATCATCACCGCAGGCGGCGAGAGCCTGAGTATGGCCGAGCACGGCCTGATTTAAGGAGCGACACCGTGACCATCCCCCACACCCCCACCCGCCTCACCGTCCGCGCCAACGGCGACGCCAACAGCTACGCGCTGCTGGACGACAAAGGCCGCTGGTTCATGAGCATGCTGGTAAATGGCGAGCAGATGGAGGCCAAGCAGGAGGCGAACCTGCGCCGCCTTGCTGCCTGCTGGAACGCATGCGAAGGCATCCCCACGGAGGAAATCGGGAAGCCGACCGGGTTTCCCAACCTGTTCAACGCTGCCCGCGAGATGATTGCGGAGCGCCTGGAGATCATCCGCAGCGACAAGCACGGCCTCTACACCCAGGAAGACCTGGAATCTGCCGAGCGCGAGCAGGCCCTGATTGAGCTGGAGATTGCCCAGGTTGAGGCTGGACTGCGCACACGGTAGGATTGCACCATGACCACCGGACACTACATCTTGCTCGCTTTGCTGGGCATAGCCTTTGTTGGCGTCATGGTACGCATGACCGTGCAGCATCGACAGAACATGCGCAAGCTGGATGAGCGGCATGCCGATCTTCAGCGGAGAATTTACGAGGAACCTGAGCGCTTGAAAACTGCAGTGAAGCTGGCCCGCCAGAGCGCCACTGGCGAGTTCAAACCTGATGGCCGCTTGGTGGACGTAGGCCCTGGCTACTACGTGGTCCTGCATGAGGACGGCACGAAGAAAACAACATTCACCGACTGAGTGCCTATGACCACCCCAAGCGCCCGCCCAGCATAGGGTTAGGCCATTCCACCATGCCCCGGAAGACTCCCGGGCATGGCCACTTCCCCCCAGGGCAAGAAGCCCGCACCCCGCAAGACACCGCCCAAGCCAGCCGCAAAGCCTGCAGCCCCCAAGAAGGCCGCAGGCAAAGCTGCGCCTGCGCCAAAGGCACCACCAGCCCCCGCGAATAAGGCCCCTGCAAAGAAGACGCCAGCCACTTCCAAGACTCGCCCCAAGCCAAAGAGCCCGGA